GAATTGTATGATGGAGCACTAGATGTTGGGGGTGCTGATCTTATATTACTATTACTAGTACTATTTGTAGTTGTACTGGATGAGGAACCTGATTCATAGGTTGTTGCTCCCCCGGTATAGCCCCCTTCGATACTTGTATTACTGCCCGAGACGTTTGTTTGTGTTTCTGCAGAATAGGCTGTCGTTGAACACACCAATAGTATCAGAAATAATAATGTTGATATATATTTCACGGTTATTCCTAGAAACAGTTTATTTTATCAATTTCAGCTGGTTTCCCGTTTTTAAAAAACCATACATAACTAGATACAACATTGCCTTCGTCGGTAACAACACATTTTTTGCCTACCGAGCAGGCGCTTAATGCAAATAGCAACGCTAACACTAAAGATAATTTTTTCATTGGCATCCTTCGCAATCGTTCGTGTCATCTATAACAAGTTCACCGGATGTCTTTGGATGAGTTTCATAGGTGGCTTGTTCAGCCTGTTCCCCATTACAATCACAGTTTGCACAATTACATCCTTCGTGATCTGCTTCTACGCAGTGACATAAATGACCACATTTTTTACAGTTTTTATTGTCCATCTTTTTTTTCTGGCAATCCTTTTGCTAACCAATTAATAAATTTTAACCATGGCCAACAAATGATGCCCCATATTTTTTTAATCATTTTTCCTCACAAAACGCCAAAGTTTTTTAAGGGGCCTGATAATAAGTTTTCTAATTATCATTTTGTAATTCATATTGTTAATCCTCCTTAGTCTCTTCAATGTTGTAGAAGAAGTTATCACTATCTTCTGTTTTCCATTTACGACTATCTTCAACATTCCATTCGCTAGTTTGAACCTTCCAGTCGAACGGTATATCGTCCCTTACGGTAAACGAAGGTATGCTCCAGATTAGTCTGTTATTTGGCTGAGCCGCATAATTGCCATTTTCCAATGCCAATACATGAGCGCACTTATGTTCGTGCGGAATTTCCGAATGATCGGTGTCGACTATATTACTCTCTGGGTGGGCCCAGTCAACAGTAAAAAGATAGGCACCTGAGTACCATTTCTTGTCTTTTCCTATAAATTTTCCTGATTGTCCATCTAGGACATCATAAGAAGTAATAGCAGGATAGTAACTAAAGCAATTCCATAACTCCAGCTCGTCAAGGCGCATCCTAGGAACGTCCGTTGACTTAAATCCTCTTTGAATAAATGCACTAATCGGTAGGCGATAGAAGACAGCACCATTTTCCATAATTGCATGAAAGAGTATAGGACGCCCTGTAATTGATGCCATGCCAAAGATAAGACAGTCTTCCACTTCTCCATGATGACTTTTAAGGTCATATAGATATTCCCTTCTTATCTGCGCATAGGTCGCAGGAATATTTGCATTCAAATACGCCATTTATCATATAATCCTTAAGTTGCTAAAAAATAGATAGCAACAAGTACCACCACTACAGCAGTAGCTATTTTGGGATTAGCTTGTGCTAGTGTCCAAAGTTGTTTTACTTTTTCCATAGTTCACTCCTATTTATTGTATATGTCGCCCCAATTTTTACCGGATTCATAATCCACCTTATTTGGGACATCTAATTTAACAGATTGCTCCATAATCTCAACTACTTTTTTAGCTTGTTCTGGAGACTCTACTGATAAGTCTAATTCATCATGTATTTGTATATGTGCAACAATACCTTCTTTATATAGATCTAACATTGATTTCTTAGTCATATCAGCAGCTGATCCTTGTATTAATTTATTTAATGCTTTGTAAGTATAAGCTCTTCTTATATTACCTTGTCCGTGTTCTTGAACAGCTTGTTCAAAAGGTAATGCTTTATTAATTCCAAAACGATTTGGTTCCCATAAATGAAACCGACATAATCTTCCTAATAAAGTTCTAATTTGTCCTCTTTGTTGAGCACGATTAGAAACTGATTTCATTAACGTTTTTACAAACGGAACTCTCTGATGATAAATCGCAAATAAATCTTCTGCCTTATCTTTTGATACTCCTAGTTCTGCCTGCAATTTAGCTTTACCCATTCCATAAAATAAACCAAGATTAATTGTTTTAGCTTGGTCTCGTGGAATGTCCGCCATTTTTGCAACAATAGTATGAAAGTCAGCTTCTGAATTCACGTAAGCGTCTTTAACTCCAAAGACGCTTGTGTCTTGATCTAGGGATGCATAATGAACTACTAGTCTTGGTTCTTGTTGACTGTAGTCAAAACATCCCCACTCGCAACCTTCTTCAGGTACAAAGAGGGATCTTATCAATGGACCTAAGTCTTTGTTACGAGCGGGAATCTGTTGTAAATTAGGATTAGAATACGAAAATCTTCCAGTGACTGTGCCACCTTGATCAGATCTTATTTGATTAATATCTGCATGTATTCTACCTTTATGTTCATATCGAATAATGGTATCAATAAATGTTGTATGCGCCTTGTTAATTTCTCTAGCTTTTGCTATCTTTTGCACTAATGGATGACTATGAGCAGAGAGAAAATTTTTTGTAAATGAGGGCGCTTTTGTCTTTAAAGTTCTTTCGTATTCTAATCCAAGTTTGTCAAAAACTTTGGCTATCGATCGTGCGGCCCATATTTGACAATCTATTTGTGTTTCTTTGTGTACTTCTTGCAGCAATTGTTTTTCTTGTTCAGATAATTGTTGTTTCAACTTATGCGCACTTTCCACGTCGACACGAACGCCTTTAAATTTCATATCAACTAAACATGGAAATAAATCTGTTTCTAAATTAAAAATAGCTTCCAGATCCTGGTCAATAATTTCTTTTTGCATGCACTTCCATAAATTAAAAGTGAGTTCAGCATCTCTTTCTGCGTAACTTCCTACATACATAGAAGGCAACATCCACATATCAGACTTGGGATCAATACCCCATTCATTGGCTGCATTTCTTAATTCGGTTTCATTTTTACCTTGACCAAGATAATCCCAACCTAATGTATTTAAGTCATATCTAAATCTATTTTCATTTACTAATGAAGCTGCAATCATAGTGTCAAAGATTCTTCCATTTATTTTTATTCCCATAGAACGAATCCAACAGACATCATACATGGCATTATGAAATATTTTATCAGAGTCAGATTTACAAACATCAGTAAACCATTGAATTACTTTAGCTTTTTCTAAATTTCCTCCACCTTTGTGATCAAATGGAAAATATCCCGAATACCCATCGGTGGCTACAGCAATGCCCACAACTTTTCCTCTACCTACAACAGCACCCGAACCTTTAGATTTTAAATCAGGATCGTGTGTTTCTAAATCAATTGCAATTTGTGTACATTCCCTTAAATCTGGGAACTCTTCAGGTTTGTTCCATTCAGTCTGTGCTTTAAACATTAGTTATGAGGACAATCTCCTTTCTTCCATTCGTTATAACCTTTAATCCAATCTGCACTGGATGTTTCAGGTGGTTTAATCATTCCCCAAGAATTTTTTGGAGGGTAAGTTCTTTCTGCTTCTTCTTTAGTAATACCAGCATTTCGGTATTCCTCTTCTTCTGTCATTGGTATTGTTGGATAGTCTCTTTCTATTATCATTTCAATAAAGTGAACAGCTTTTTCTAAATCTTCCTTTCCATTTTTAAAACGATGTCTACAGATGTATTTTATAACGGATCCTTCCGGAAAAAGCAACTCGTTCTCAATTACAAATTGACTTGGCTGTATGGAAAAATTCTGATAATGTTTTCCACCAATTTGTTTATCGTATGCACTCATATTTTAAACTCCTTTTTTCTGTTGTTACATTTAATTAAATATAATTTCTGTATGGTTCTCGTAACTGCGACATACCAAACCCGATACTCTTCATCTTGTTTAGCTACAGATTTGCCAGCAGCTTTCATAGTGTTAGTGGTTTGATTTAAATATAAAACAACATTTGTTGCTTCTCCACCTTTGGCTCCATGAATTGTTGATACTTTTATTCTAGGTTCTTTATTAATATTTTCGCCGTTAGCTAACATAGAACGTAAGTAATCTTTTGTAGCCGATGCTACATTCGTAAATGCATCATACCATTCTAAATGACATCGTATTTCATCTTCTTTTATTCTTTCTAAAACTCGTTGCTGTTGTATTTCTGGGATCTCTTCTCCTTTTCTCATTTGATTCCAATATCCAATATCTTCGTATAGAGCTTTTCCGATGCTATTACCTTTTGCTGTTTCAAAAAATAAACCTTGGCTTTTTAAATATCTACTAACATCTTTAAGAAGTGGATTTGTTCTAGCTAATATTAACCAGTCTCCTTTTGTCATGTCGATTGCGGATAATTTAAATTGTATTAGAATTTCTCCTTCTTCTTTTTTAGGAAAATATTCTTTATCAATTCTATTATCTTGAACTCTATTAATAATACCTAATGCTCTTGTTTGTATTTCACTTGGGACCCTTTCAGATTGTTGTAGGGGTATTTCTTTTGCTTCCCAGTCAATAAACGAATCAACATCTGCACCAGCCCAGCCAAAAATAGCCTGGTCGTCATCACCCGCTACCCAGACATCACATTGATTATCTCTTTCTATTTTTTCTATCATTTTCCATTGAATAAGAGATAAGTCTTGTGCTTCGTCGACAAAGATAACATCAAATTTATCTTTAATATTTCCCTTATCTAAAAATTTATCCAACATATCTGTAAAATCAATTAATCCATTAACATCTTTATAGTCATCTATTTCTTTCGCTATAGCCTCTAACTTAAACCTTTCAATTTTTCCAAGATGTTCATTTCTATCCAATTCTTCAAGAGGAGAAGTTTGTCTTACTCTCGATAAATTAATTAAATTTAAATACTCACTATCTGAAGAAAAAATACCATTCCAACTGTTAGTTTCATACGAAGCATACGTTACTTGAATACCACATTCTTCTCCTATTCTTTTATAGTTAAGCTCTTGCATAACGTTCTCTTCTTTTAAACCTAAATTATTAAAGGCTAATGAATGTAGTGTTTGAAAATATTTTATATCTTTTTTTGATAAATGAGTTTCAACTTTTAAGTATCTGTCTCTTGCTTCACCAGCAGCTTTTTTAGTAAAAGCAAAATAGCCTATCCGATTTAATGGAGTACCTTTTTTTACATAATTTTGTACTTCATTTAATAATGTTCTTGTTTTTCCTGTTCCAGGAGGACCGACTACTTTATATCTCATTAGTAATTTGATCCTTTTCTTTCAGTTGTTTTGTAAGCTATTTGTTTAGTTTCTAATTGTTTTACTCTGCATACTTTTTCTGTTTTTCCATCAATATTAAAAGAATGACCAAATTCTACTTTACATTTGTCTTTTAATTTTTGTGCTATTTTTTGTTGATCAATTTTCCATCCATTTCCTAAATGTGTAATAAAAGATTGAAATTTAAAATAATGATACCCTTCTCCTGTAAAACATGCTCCATTTTTAAGTTGTATTCTTTCTTTTGCCCTTGGCCCATTCACACAATACTGATATAATTCTTCGGCTAAAATATCATCTGTATGAGTTCCTGCCGGTGGTTTTATTGTTTGACCATTTTTTCTCCATTCATTTAATTTAGCTCTAAAATCTTTTGGTTTTAAAGGTTCAAAATAAGTTCCTGTTTGATCCCAAACTAAACTCAAGAATTCTTTTTCATTAGTCATCAGTTTTAAATTCGGGATAACAACTTCAAACTTATCATCATTAGGCATAATCACATTGAATCGATATTCAGACTGTTCATATTTTATAACTTGAAAATCTGTAACTTCAGGAAATGCATTAATACTATCAGACTTAACACCAAAAGGTCTTTTATAACATTCACTTCGCATGCATCGGTCTTTAATTGGATCTTCGTAGCATGTGTGACCGGCTGTTTCTTTTGTCCATGCTTTAATTTTACTATCTAACTTAGATTTATCCCAAGGTGTTTCTAAATAATTATAATTTGCCTGTGAAACATGATCTGGCCATTTTTCTTTATATTTCTTTTTTGCAAAGACCATGTAGTTATACATAAATCGGTCTCGACCATCATCTAGTTTAGATTTAGAACATAGTGCTAAACATGGTGGACCATCAGCAAATTCTGGATTGGTTCCTAATAAAATATTTGTGTGTGTCTCTTCAACTAAAGCATCTAATCTTTCTTTACTTATTTTAGATTCATTTGCTAGTTTGATAAATTCTTCTAAAGATAATTTAACATTATTTTTATCAATAGCATATCGCGTTGTTTTTCCATTATTATAATAAGGTAAGTTAATAAAGTTACCTGGTTTAATGTCTCCTTTTTCATCTTCTTTCAGCTCTTTCTGTTTTGGAAAAATTTCTGTGTTTGGTTTTAAACCAAGCGGCAACAGAAAAGCCTTTAAGGCTTCAATTAACTCTGCTGCGAGCATAGGTTCTTTCAAAAAGATATAACAATGAAGTCCACCACTTTTAGATAATAATGGAACTAAGGGTAATTTGTATTGTTGAAATTTTGTTAAGTAATCGTCGACTTTAAATTCTGAATAATTTTTTGGATCTATATCAATGCAGGCAAATTGTGCCATTTTATCAAGTCTACATGGCTGTATTCCAATTGATATTTTGCCTTCTAAATGATTTTTGTAATCTACGGTAGTGATGGGTCTTCCAGACCATTCATAATCTGGTTTAAGTTTATTTCTTTCTGAGTCTAACTTTGCTTTGGACATGTCGGCTATGCCAAAATCTCCATCATAACCAGAAAATAATTTTACATACTCTTCTAACATAATGATCCCTTTATTAAGGGCGGGTTAAGTCTCCCGCTCCCGCCCTCATTTCTCTTACGAGAAACTAATAATTAGATTGACTTTCTCCCACATTTTCAGCAGCTTTCTTCTGCCCTGCTTTTAATGAGTTGTGAAAATCTCTAGCCATTTGGTAGAGAGCAGCATTATCAACTTTTCTTGATAATGATACTTTGTATCCATGCCAAGTAAAGCTTCCTGAATTTTCAACAGAATTTAATTTATAAATTCTAGAAAATATTGGTGCTGGTACAGCCTTCTTAGTCTTTGGATCGATTTCAAATTCATTTTCCATTAATGAATTCCAATTTCTACTCTCCTTTAACTGAGTAGACTTCATCGTCATCAAAGCCTTTTCAGGTCTGTCTCCATTGATGATAACAAAATGATTTGCTGTCTTAATGATTTGATTACCATTGTCCAACATATCTTTATTTTGTTCGTTTTGAGTTGTCTTTGCCATAATGCCAGGACCTCTATCATTATGAACAGGTCTACCTTCTCTTCTTTCAAAAGGTGCCCACTCTGGGTAGGTCATTCTGTAAAAGACAGGAATTAATTCAATTCCCTTCTCTCCACTATACAGTTTTTTAGTTACTGTATTATAAAACATACCGGCTTCAGCGCCTTCAACATATTTAGCATGTTTTTTCTTCGTTTCATCTGAACCACTTTGTAGTAGTTTCAGAAAAGGTAATGCAAGATCGCCTTTATCAATGTTCTCAAGACCCATTCCTGAATCTTGTACAAAGTCTAAAGTCGCTAATGCTCCACCTTGTTTCTTTACTATGTCACTTGTTTCTTGTGTCATGTTATTTGCTCCTTGTTATTTTTGTTTTGTTGCCCTTAAACAGGTTAAAATGTTCAGATGGCAATTCCTGATTATTTTCAGAACGCTCTCTAAACAGTGCTTTGAGCGTCATGGGTTCAACTTTCAGCTTTTGCGTCGGTTGGTACCCACGACCTCGTGCAAGGTCTGCGTATTCGCTCGCCTTGTTATCTTCGTTACGACCAAAAGCAACAGTAACCTCATTTTTAATAAGATCACCTAGGCCGTTTTCTCGAAGCCATGTAAAAGCGCCTTCTTTCCTATCGCTAGGAATTGTTGCGCTATATATCTCTTTAATTTCTATGCCAGAACCATCAGACAATTTCATTGTCTTTAACTTCATGGTTTGCATAATTTCAGGAATAGCTATTCCTGATATTTTATCTATTTGTTGTTTTTTACGTTTAAGAGCTTCTTCATCATCTTTAACTTCATCTTCAAGTTTTTGTAACTGAAGAACTAAATCAGATAAATTTTCTGCACCCGTTAAATTATCAACATCTTGAGGTGCATCCTCAATAAACATTTTTTGTAAGTTTTCACTCATCTATCTTTCCTTTCTCGTAGAGATTTATTTCTAATGGATAATACACTTTTTCTTGTCTGTCCCATTTTAATAAATTAAATCTTCCATTATTTATATCAGAAACAATTGCAACAGCAATACCAATTACTGATGGATCACCTGATAATAATAAATAATCGTTTGAGTTGTAATCTTTTAACAAACGTCTTAATTCAAAAATAATAGGACCAGGACTTAAGATAATTTGTGTATCTTCTCGTAAAAGAACTTTTAGTTTACCATATTTTGAAGCGCCCATAATATTAAACTTAGGACGACCTATTCGGGTTCCAGGCAGTTCTTGTAATACGTAAACTATACTTTCTTTTTCCATAATTGCTTTCTTGACAACATATAGGACATTATTATATAAATGTCAATAGAAAGAAGAAATAAAAATGATACATTACAAATTTAAAACGAAGCCCTATGCTCATCAGTTAAAAGCATTGGAAATGTCCTGGAATAAAGAGGTCTTTGCCTACTTCATGGAAATGGGTACCGGTAAATCAAAAGTACTTCTTGATAATATTTCTATGCTTTATGATAAAGGTAAAATTGATGGTGCTTTAATTATAGCACCTAAAGGTGTTTATAAAAATTGGTTAGAGTCTGAAATACCAGAACATTTAGTTAAACATATTCAAAAGAAGGCAGTTTTGTGGCAAGCGTTAATTAATAAAAAGCAACAAGCAAAATTAGATACTTTATTTAAGCCTGAAGTGGACCTACACATTCTTATTATGAATGTAGAAGCTTTTTCGACTAAAAAAGGTTTAGATTTTGCTGCTAAATTTTTAAGTTGTCATAATGCTTTAGTTGCCATTGATGAAAGTACAACAATAAAGAATCCAGGTGCACAAAGAACTAAAAATATACAACGTTTGTCTAAATTAAGTAAATATAGAAGAATACTAACTGGATCACCGGTGACTAAATCACCTTTAGATTTATACACGCAATGTGAGTTTCTTGATCCTTGGCTTTTAGATCATAATTCTTATTATAGTTTTAGAACACGGTACGCTTTAATGAAAACAGCTAATTTTAATGGACGATCGGTCCAATTAGTTGTGGGTTACAAAAATCTTGCAGAACTATCAGAAAAATTAAAACCATTTTCTTACCGTGTCTTAAAAGACGATTGTTTGGACTTACCTCCTAAAACGTTCATGAAACGAATTATACAATTATCGCCAGAACAAAAAAGACTTTATGAACAAATGAAGTCTATGGCGCTTGCAGAATTGAATGGTAAAATGCTTACGACTTTTAATGCGGTAACTCAAATTATGCGCTTGCAGCAAATTACTTGTGGTCATTTCAAAGCGGATGATGGTTCTATGCAGGAAATTAAAAATAATCGTATTACTGAGTTGCTGAATGTTTTAGATGAGGTTGAGGGTAAGGCCGTTATTTGGGCTCATTGGCGTCATGATATTGCCACTATTGTAAGAGAGATTGAGAAGGAATACCCAGGTTCTGTGATGACTTATTATGGAGACACAACAACCGAAGATAGGCAGAAAGCTATCCGTGCTATACAAAATCCAGAAAGTAAAATTAGGTTTCTAGTAGGTACACCACAGACCGGTGGGTATGGAATTACACTTACAGGTGCCTCTACCATGATTTATTATTCTAATGGTTATGATTTAGAAAAAAGACAACAATCTGAAGCAAGAATTGATCGTATTGGTCAGAAAAAACCAATGACTTATATTGATATACTTGCGGAGGACACTGTTGACGAAAAAATCGTTAAGGCCCTCCGCAAAAAAGTTAACATCGCCACTCAAGTAATGGGTGAAGAGTTAAAAGCTTGGATTTAATCCTCTAAATTGTAGGATATACGCGCGACGCGCTGGAATTTTCCAAATCCGTTATTTTATAGCAATTTGTTTTGCTTTTTTGTTTTCAGGTAGATTGTGTTTTAAATTGATTTTCAACATTCCATCTTCCAACTTGGCACCACTACACTCAACATAGTCAGCTAGTTGTAGCTGTCTTTTGAATGCTCGTTTAGCAATACCTTTATGAACAAACTCTTCTTTATCTTCTGAAGAAGTTCCTTCAATAGATAACACACCATCAGCAACGGTAACATTGATGTCAGATTTTTTATAACCTGCCACAGCCATTTCTAATGTGTATTTATCTTCGCCTGCTTTCTTTATATTATAATGCGGAAAGCCTGCATTGATTGTAGGCAAACGATGAAAACGTCTGAAGACATCTTCAAATCCGATTGCGTTGTTTAGGAAATTGTTTAAGTTTATTAGATCAGTCATAATAACCTCCTTGTTAGACAGTTAATAATATAAGAGCCTCCTAAAGCACTCTTAGGTTTTATATATACTATTATGAAAAAATTACAAGTGTTAATGTGATATGAGTGTAAAAATAATGTAAGCCATGCCACTAATTAAAGCACCAGCAGTAAGAACCATTATTTTTTCTATTCTTTTAATTCTATCTTCTATTTGATGAATTTTTTTATGGGTTAATTTTTGCATAATTCTGCAAAGCTTTTCATGAGAATCTATTCTTTGTAAAGCGTTTTGTTTAGCCATTATGCCATACCCTTGCTTCTTAATTTAATAGCTTTTTCTTCGTTAGATAAGTAAGCATTTTCACTAGCGGTTAATCCTGAAGGAGTAAGTCCCCTGTTGCCTGCTACCAGCTGCGGGTTAATAGGAGGTGTATTTAATTGAGCCGTCATTGTATTTGGCTGTGCCTGTCCTGGTAGAGCAGACATATAATCTGATGTCTTAATAATGAAATCAGAGTTTAGTTTCTGTTTCCTTAAACGCTTTTCAATTTTTTTAATTCTTCTTATCACGCTTCTATTTAAAGGATTAGCTATACCTTTTTCTTTAGCTAAATCTTTGTAAGCTTGTACATAACCTGCGGATAAACTAAAAGGTTGGAATTTATTTCTTTTTAAATATTTAGTGTATAGTTTTTCCTGACCTCTATCCTTAAACATTTCTTTTATTTCTCTATCCCTCATACCT